CCTGAAGATTTAGAGACTAGCTCCATAATCTCTTTGGTCATTACACCTTTTTTACCAGATGAGGTCTCTTTGGAACGAGCTTCTTGCAGCTCTTGCTGGGCCTTAGTATTTTCTGCTAAGGCTTTCTTAAGCTCTTCTAGTTGATCACCTATTAAATCAGCCATTTACGTCTCTCTCATCAGCTACGATTTTGATTCTTAATTCTTTGGTTTTCATCTTCAATGTACTGCTGTAACATCATAATATAGATCTCCCTTTCCCAAGGAAGCATATTATCTAATTCTGTTAATGAGTACTTGTGGTGCTGCATTAATGCAAAATTAGTTTTATAATGATTTTCCAATGATTCATGAGAAAGACTTACTAGAAAAAATTCTGTAGGCCTTCAATATCCATATCATTGGGTATCTTACAACTTTGACAGTTAAAAGATACTTTATGTTTAAGCTTAGGCATATCGTCAAAGAATGACGTAAGCTTTTTAAATTGATCCGATGTAAGGGAATCAACAAACTCGAGTAAAGATTCTTCTGTTTCGTTCTCTGCTGGATATACGTTCTCAGCATCGTAGATAGATTCAATAGAAGAGATAACAGCTGACATTGCTGAGTCTATTTCATCATTCTTTTGAAGCTGTCTATACAAACCTTTGACAGTTGGATACTTAACTACTATACCTACTGTATCTGTAAGCTCAATCTTAGCTGAAGGTTTAATCTCTCCTAGTACTTCAACTTCGTTTAAATTTACTTCTACCTGGCTTGTCTTAGAGCACTCCGAGCATTTAATTCCTAGTGTAGATGTTTCACCTACTGACTTAGAACGAAGCTTAAGGAAGATGTACTCCAGATCGAAGATAGTAAGATTATCAACCTTTACTTTACCTTCTGTACATCCTGCAATTGTATCTCTTAATGCTGATATCATTTGAGCCTGATCTTTCGTCTCAAATGCCATCATTAGAATCTTTTCTTCTTTAACCAAGTATGGTCGATATTCTATCAACTCTTTGGTACTCGGTATTTCTAAACTATACTTAGCTGATACCAGCTTAGGTAATGCCATAATATTCTCCAATAATTATATAACTTACACGTTAACCAGATAAACCTTTAATAGTCGAGGATGCTCTAGAAAGAACAGTTTGTGAAGCTTGAGTAGCTGCTTCATTTACAGTTCCTCCTAGACCAGTCCCGAATATATTTGTAACTTTCCCCGATATCTGTGAAATAACAGATCCTAGGGATCCTTCATAAGGCGTTGTTATAGATGCAGCGTTACCGAGTATCTTATCTCGGATTTGGCTAGTTAATGAATTAAGTACTGCCGACATTTCGCCAGCTAATTCTGATTTTAAACCTGCTAAGAGCGTCTCAGCTTGATCGCCTAGATCTCCAAAGGGAGAGAAGGGAAGCGAAGGCATAAGAGGATTAGGGAAAGACAATGCGTTTTTAAGCTCAGCGAGAGATGATGCGAGTGTAAAGTACGTAGTATTACTCTTAAAATTATCATATGTCATAGTAACAGTAAAACGCATAACTTGACTTTCTGATGTGTTAGACAATTCCATAGCAGAAAAGGAGATAGGGAATGCTTTCTCTAGTTGTACTTTATGAACCATTTTACCGTCAAGTGATAATATCGTTATAGTCATATCAGATGCATACTGAGACTTATAATAGATCTTACCATCTTCATCGTTTATAACGTGCTTCATCCACCTTTCAAATAGATTCTTAATATAAAAATCATTTGTTACTAGGAATGTAAGCGTTATATCATCATTAATAAACGTATATGGGGTTTTAGTAGAATGCTTAGTAGTTACATGCTCATTAGTAGATATAGCACGACCCGGTAATGATGCAGACTCGCATATAGCGTTAACAAGGAACATATCAGGATTAATAGATGCTGGTCCATTAAATGTCACAGCAAACAAATTAGGACGAGCTAGACCACCTCTTTCTGATATCCTTGAAGCTAAATCTTGTACTGGGGAATCAAAAATCATTGTTATACCTTCTGCCTTGAGTCTTTCCAGACTGTTCTTTTGCCTGATTTTCTAAATTGCTCTGTTGGTAAAAACACTGCTATTTCCCATTCAGTGGCTTGTACCATAGCTGCTGATCCTTCTACATGCTTATATAAATATCTTTTAAAGCAAGGAGCATACCATTTTAATTTAGATACGCTTTTAAGAAGATTATAGTTTAATTTAAACTTGGTCGATTCGTCGTATCTTTTATTGTTTGTTATATCCATTAGACCATCAAGCATCTTAGCACGAAGAGGTGGTGGAAGATAATGGAGGTTTAGTCCATAGAATCCACCAGGTGCTGCTTCTACCATAACAACTAAAGGGAAAGCATCATAGTAAGGTAATGTCTCTCGATTCTTAGGATCGTAGAAGTACATATACATAGAGCCAGAACGCAATCGATTACGCTCAACCAGATTAGGATCTTTTAATAGTCCACGTCTGCTTAAGCTAGATATTGTTTTAAGCTTATCCTGAAACCATGCTCGCGATGAATCCGTGCGAGGTGTGATCCCAGCCTTAAATGCTTGTGCTTGGTACTTGTCGAATAGAGAATCTGCCATAATACTATTTATGCTATTTTGTTTACATTCCTATGAATATATGATATAATAAGAGAGTCTTCTCTGGAGGGATATGATACTATCCAGTCAGTAGTTTAATCCCTAAGGACTTTAAGGTTTCTTCAGTCCATATCTCAAAATGATATCCACGGTCACTGGCATACTTAGTGGCAGCCTTCCATTTAGATTCATTCTTAATATATGTCATGACCTCAGAGATATACTTTTTAGTTTGTCGTGAAGGCTTCTTAGGTGGGGAGCATTGAGATTTAGGTTTAATTTCTACAAGGACTGTACGACCATCTGCAAATTTTACTTTTAAATCAATAAAGTATCTGTGAGGTCTATTATCGGTCTTACAGACATATGGTACTACTACTTCTTCTGAGGACCAACCAATAACTGCATCTTGGTCTTCACACCAGCGAAAAGCTTGCCGCTCCCACAAAGAACGGTATGTAACTTTCGAAGGATCCCCCAAATACTTTTGGGGTTTCTTTATTTTGTATTTGCCCTTATAAGTCTTTGACATAAACACCATAAATAGATTAAGTACATTCCATTTATTTATAAGGTCACGATATGGCTCGAGAATACATATACCCATCTCATTTGGCTGGATCTAATGCGCCTTTCATGAGAATAACAGCTAATCGTTATAAGTACGGCGGAAGTGGTGCACCACAAGGTCACGTGACTCTATATCATCCTCCAGGCGTTTCCTTCTCCGATGGTGCTGGTTACGGCACTATGGATATGGGTCCAATCGGATCTCAGCTTATGGCTGGTATTCAAAGTGGTAAGTCTGCTATAGATATTGCAAAAGAAGCTAACACCAAAATAAACGGTAAAGATTCAAACGCTGATCTTCGATCGATGATGAGTTTAAAAATAGCAAAGGATTCTGGTATAGGTAATATAGTTCCAGGAGTTGAGAACCTTTCAGATATGTATGGTATGTCTAAAGGCGTTGCTACTAATCCAAATACTGTTGTAGCATTTCAGAATATGACCCTTCGCTCATTTAACTTTATCTTCTCGCTTGTAGCAGAAGATCCAAGCGAGTCACAAGAGATTCGTAAGATTCAAGAATTCTTTCGTTCTGAGATGTACCCAGAACAAGGAGCGGGTTCGTATCTACTTACATATCCGTCTACATTTTCTATTAAATTCTATACACAAGATGGTAGAGAGAATCCATACTATCCTAAGATATATGAATGTAATTTAACTAACCTACAAACTAACTTCAATGAAGGTGCCAATATGCATTTTGAAGGTGGTGCACCTATATCAGTAAACGTATCACTCACCTTCCAAGAAACTAAAGTTCTTACTAAATCAGATATTGGTAAGGAGGTATAATGTTAAACTTTTTTAAAAGCTTTCCTTTAGTCCAATACCGGTTTAATGAAGACTCAGAAGAAAAGAATATTATTATTGATATCAATCGTAATATTCGTGCTTATATATCCGAAATGGATAACGCAAATGCTTATTTGTATTATGAAGTAAATGATGGTTCAAGACCTGATCAGGTATCAATGGAACTATATGGTACTCCTGCATACTATTGGACATTTTTTGTAGTTAATGATAGGCTTTCTAATGGTTTACACGAATGGCCTAAATCATCACAAGAATTAACTAACTTTGTTGATGAGACATATTCGCGTACTGCTATTACTCTAGAGAGTAAGGCTGGCGTATCAACAACCTCACATCACCTATATAAATATCCACTAATAATAGGTGAGACTATTAGAGGTATTACTTCTGGCGCAACTGGTACTTTAGCCGAGGTGAATTACACCACAAATAGTCTTGTTCTTGATGACGTTGTTGGTACATTTGTTAATGAGAATTTTGTTACTACTCAATCTTTCTTAGCCTTTAGTGTAGGAACTTCTTTTAAACATATAGTTGCTAAAGAAAAAGATTCGGCTCATCATTATATAGATTCACAGGGAAGGACTGTGGATCGTTTAAACTTTAATGCCTCTGATTCTATGCTTCCTGTAACTAACTTCGAGCACGAAGTAAACATTAATGATGAAAAAACCTATATAAGGGTTATAAATCCATCAGCAATAGATAGCTTTGCCACACGCTATCGTAAGCTTATTAATTCGTAAGAGTAGAATATGCCACTCGAAAAAGGTTTACATCCTACTGATCAGACTGCTGTATCTCCTGATTCTTTTAGGTTAACAGTAACGATTGAAGGAGCTAACGGTAAAGAAAGAGACATATCTCAGCTCGTTACTTCAATGACAGTATATGAATCTATCTTTCAGCAAGCTCTTATTGCTGAGTTTAATATAGCAGACGGCGTATCATTATTTGAGGATTTAAACATATCAGGTAATGAAAAAATAATATCTGTTGTACGTAAGCAAAACGACAAGAGCTCACCACCAATTGACATTCAGAATGATTGGCATATTCTTGATATACCTATATACGGTAAGCCTAAGCCAGATATTGCTACATATCGTATACGCTGTGTAACTTCATTTGGATTAGTATCTAAGTTTAGACGCATATCCTCCTCCTTATCAGGTACATCAATCGATATTATTGAAGAGCTATATAGACAAACTGGAATAACAATCGATAAGAAGGAAACCCAAAGCCTAGGAACAATGAAGTTTATCCCGCCTAAGCTAACATACTCCGATGCTATAGAGAATATACTGCAGAAGAGCATGACACCTAATGGTTCACCTCTCTTTGCATATCAGGTATTCCACGACTCGGCATTTGTTTTAAACTCCTATAACAAAATGATCACCTCTGATATATTAGATAACTACGTGCAGGGATACTTCTATACGCAGGAGTCACAGTCTGATGGATCGTTTGAAGAAAAGAGATTACGCATACTTGAATCATCTTCTAATATAGGATTCTCCCCATATAAGTCTATGAAGAACGGATCATATGTTACGCGTACGCACAAGCTCGATGTCTCCAATAAGACATATGAAGTAATTGACTTTAATGCCTATGACGATAAAGTACCTCTTATAGATGGAGAAGAGTCTGATCTTGTATGGAATAGAAATTTTGATATATCAGGCGTAGGTCCAAATACTTTAAAAGAAACATCTACGATCTTTATAAATCAAAACTCTTTGTCTATGGCAGAAACTGGTGATTTAAACTATCATCAGTTTGGTGCATATAAAGAAGCAACCAAAAGATCAGTTTATTCTAATCTAGAACAGCTAGAACATTCTATTAGGTTGTATGGTGATTCTAGACTAAGCCCTGGTTCAATAGTTAATTTAAACTTTCCTAAGACCGGTCAGGTAGAAGGAGCAGGTCGCGAGAACGACGAATTCCTATCAGGTAGGTATCTTATTGTATCAAGTACGCATTCCTTTGATGCTTCTGGCTACTTTACACAAATAAAAGTAAGACGTGATTCGGTGCACAAGCGATGAATAATTTTATGGATACAAAGTTTGTTTGGTTCCACGGTGTTGTGGAAGACCGAGCAGATCCTCTCTATTTAAATAGAGTACGCATACGTGCTTTTGGTTATCATACAGCAAATAAAGAGTTACTGCCAACTGCTGATCTTCCCTGGGCAACTATAATGATGCCAACAACAGACTCTGGTACATCTGGGGTAGGTCGTTCACCCCATGGATTAGTTGAAGGATCATGGGTAGTTGGATTCTTTAGGGATGGTACCGATGCACAAGATCCTATTGTCTTAGGCTCTATTGCTTCTTTAAATACGGTCGAGGCGAATACGTCTACTGGCTTCTTTGATCCTGCTGGACTATATCCTAAGAAAACTGATAAGACCGAGACAAACTATTTAAACGAGTCTGATGTTAATAAAGCAGCTCGTGGATTAGCTACACAGGCGAATTTAAATCAAGAGACTATTCGTGTAGGTAAAGTAGCTAACTCAGATGCAAATACAACATTAGGTTATGTTGAAGCCAAATCAAAGGCAGAACCTTTTGCTCTTGAAGCAAGTGAAGACACCGATCCTGTTAATATATTTCAGTTTGATGAACCTCCTTCACCAGCTAAACCACAATATCCATTTAACAAAGTTACAGAATCAGAGTCGGGTCACGTCTTTGAAGTAGACGATACTGCTGACTATCAACGTATTAAAGAGCATCATCGATCAGGCACGTTCTATGAGATACATCCTGATGGATCACGTGTGCTTAAAGTTGTTAAGGATAACTATGAAGTAACGCTTGGCGATGAGTACGTGAATATCAAAGGTACATCACGTGTAACTGTAGAAGGTGACTGTAATCTCTTTGTTGTAGGTAACTGCAATACTGAGATACAGGGTAACAAAGAAGAACACATCTATGGTAACTCAACGCAGGTTATTCATGGCTCTGAGTTTAAAACGGTTAAGCAAAATGCTATACATCAGATTGATGGTTACATGACGCACAGCGTCGGCCAATACTTTGAACAAACGATTGGTTCTTATATGAATTTAAATGTTGGATCGAATCTTACCGAAACAATTAGCGGTGCGCAATCTACAACAGCATCGAACCATACTACAATTAATAACAACGTTAACATTACTGGTAACCTTAATATTCAGGGTACAACGCACTCTGTCGGTGACGTGTCTACTTCTGCTGGAGCAAATCCAACATTAGCGACTCACTTCCACTTTGGACATGATACAACAGGAAGATCAACAGCTCCAGGCGGAAATAGATAAAATAGGTATAAATAGATACTATGA